ATCTAATCTTTCACCTGCCATACTTTTTTCCTTTTCCTCTTCTTCTTTAAGACGTCGCATCATGTATTGAATATGTCGTTCCATTAGTATTCCTGTTGATAGAAATATGTATAATACCCTTTTCCATTAGTATCACCACCACCGTTATCAAGTTCAACACCATCATACTCTACGGCATATACTAAATCTTCACCATTCGGTGCTTCTGCTATTGCAAATTTTAACAGATTTTGATCAAAAGGTAAAGGAGTTTCTATAACTGCTTCAAAGAAAGTTCCTTTTTCACTGCTCATAAACTGACATATATGTTGTCCTTTTTCGGGGAATATATCACCATACCCATGATCTTGAACGTAAGGTTCAACTTCCCAATCGCTATCTTCACCTACTTTGTTGAAAAAGTCATTTAAGTCTTGATGATCTATTATGCTTTCAATAACATTCGCATTATATTCTGCACTTTCTACTTTTTCTATTGTAAGATATGCTGCATCCTGTGCTACACCCCAAGTAGCATCAAACTGGTCCCAGGGTTCATAATATGTACTACCTTCCCCTTCTTCATTGTGCATAAACATTGCTTCACGTGGAATTGTTGCAGGATCTAACTCATCATAGTCTTCATCTTTGTTTACATCTTCTGGGGTTTTATCTTCTGCTTCGATTACATAATGAACTGCATCACCGTCACCATGTTTGTCAGTGTGTGCTTTCCAAAAATCATGTGCTTCTTTTGAAATGTTTATATAGGATGTTTCCGCACCATAACCCCAAATTCTAATATTGTAGAAATGCGGTCCTTTAAATGCTTCTATAAGATCTTCTTTTTGTTTTGTCGTAGCCATTATATTACCCATAATTTTATTAAATGTTATATGAATAATAACATTGGTTTAAAAAATTGTCAACTAACTTCATCAAATAAATTAGCAAACTGTGAACTTGCATTTACCGTTCTTTTACCAGTTGCACCACGACTACCTATAACTTTCATCCATAAACGACTGTGGTCTTCTATTAATTTCATTTGTTTATCACGATCATCCATTGTAAACAAGTGTGCAATTACATCTTTTACTTCAGTTCGATCAAAGTTATCATCAACTAGTTCTTTAGGGTATTTGCCTTCATCATATAGTCTATTTGTTTCCTGTACACTTCGTATATGTAAGTACATATTATGATTCATTAATAGTGCATAACTGAATGTATCCCAACTTGTTTTACCCTCTTTGCCAATTTTGTTAAGGTCACCTGGTGCATAAACACAAATATCATTAACTTTCATTAGTTCAGTTATAGGACTTGGAATCCATTTATCATATATACTTTCACAATACTCATCATAGCTTTGTGTACTGTTACTCATATTCTTATCATCAGGTGCATCTTCCATCATATACTTCCATTTACCATTGTGTGGCATACGATAATGTGTATATTGTTGTCCATTACTTGTTGCGAGAAAAGGACTTGCACAGTCAAAACTTACAGTAAAATTTTCATTATATAATTTACGGACACCACGTTGAATAGCAGTTAGTACACCAGCCCATTCAAGTTTTCCTGTTCCTAAAACATGCATCCAATCATGTTTACCTTTTTCAAGTAAACCATCATGCATTAAGGTTACTATTCTTTTTAGTATAAGATGTACATCACATGCATTTTGTCCGCCCATACCATAACCTTCAAAATGTGCATCAGGATAAATTTTAGGATCACTAAACCTTTTCATTGCATTATACCAATCATCGGCTTGTGCATGGTTTTCACCTTGTAACACATTTAGAAACTTACAATTTCCATTACGATTGTTTACAAAGTATTCATTGTTAAATGCAGTTCCATCTACTGCCTCTTGATATGAACTAATCTGAGCCGCCTTTGCACCTTCTGGTTCACGGCTTAACCAAGCAGGAACATCAAGTATCATACCATAATCCATGTATTCGTCCATCCACTTTAGAACACTTTCTCGTTTCTTTTGTGCTTGTGGACATCCACTATTTGCTTTCCAATCACCTGGCCACTTACCTTTACCAATCTGGAATCCACCACTATCGCCTAGCATGAAACTACTTGTTTTGTCACGATGACGATACATATACTCACGTGGTAGGTCTTTTTCTATATCTAAACTAGCATGTCCTGCACTATGTAAACTCCACTTATAGTGCCAGAGTGCATTGGGTTTCAAGTAGTCAAGTTCTCGGACATCTGCACTAATAGGTTTAGGTATACGTTCAGGAAGCACACTTGGTTCATTTGTGCCTGCAGTATGTTTTATTTTGCCTGTTACATTTACATAGAAACTACTAAGAGCAGGTAAAAATACTGCATAGTCTTTTTGTAGTTCTGTTAAGTTAGTTGGTAGATCGGTCATACAGTAAATCTTTCCAAGTTATTAAATAGTTCATAGTCATCTTGATGAAAATCTTTTATTTCAAAAGGTATACTAGGGTCTTGTTCCATCATGCTTATAATTTTATTATATATTCTACTTTTGTTTTTGTCATTATCTACTGGATTAATTATAGTGTTCCAGTGCGAAAAATTTGAAGTACCACCTGTATATTTTATATATTTAGAAAAGTCTTTATAAAACCTATTAGGATCATTAATATTGTTAGTTTTATCTTTTTCTTGTAATTTAATATACTTTACATTTTTTCCATTTGCAATAAATCTATGTTGATATTCGGTGTGGTCGCACATTACTAGATTGTTGTATATTAATGTCCAAAACGTATTATTTTCTAATAATTCATCTAGTTTATCTAAGTCAAGTTTTAAATTAGGTACTGAAGGTATCCCACAAGATTCTGCAAAACCGCTTATCCAACGTTGTAAAGGATCACGTAAAACTACTATCTTTTCAATAGAAGATGAAGATAATATACTATCTACTAAATCATGGTTAACAATTATCCATCCATTATCATCTAAAACTTTTTGAATAAAACTACTACAATTTTTAGGAATGTTTACCCAGGCATGCTCTAGGTTAGGACTAACCATTATAGGATAGTTTTTTGGACGAAAGAAATTAGCCATTATTTGCTTTGTGCAGGAAGTAAGTATCTATATTCTGTAAGTCCACTGTCGACAACTATTTCAGCAACGCCATCATCACTAAATTTAAAAGTTGTATCTCCACCAAGACTAAGTATTTTACTAACTTGTTCTACGGGCCAACTCCATGCTCTTTCTAACTTTCCACCTGCATCAGGTTGGAACACAAAGTTACCAGCATGTGTACTATGGTCACCAAAGAAGAATTTTAAATCATTGCCTTCCGTTTTAGCAATAAATGTAGTTTCTTCACTGTTTGCACTAATCATAAATTTAAAACGTTGTATACTTGCTACAGTAGGTTGGAATTCAATACCCCAATTTACATCTCGCATCTTTACAGTTTTAAGTTTTTCATTAATTATTTCACTTGCCATAAATCGATAGTCATTTTTAAAATCACCACCAGCATTTTCAAATGCAATACCTACTGGTACATTTTCACCATTACGTTCCTGAGTATTAATGCTTATGTTTGCATTTTCTGCATATTCTGGAATACGTAAAATAACACCAAGTTTATCCAAGTTAGGCATACCAAATGTGCCCATAAAGTCTGCAACTGGTGTTTTTGTTGTTGCTTGTAGAATAACACTACGATCTTCTGCAAGTCCTTCAAATGTTGTTTTTGTATCAGTTCCTGTTACTTTCACAAGACTGATAAAGCCAAGCGAATGTGTATGCTTAACTATATCTAATAGATAATCTTTCATAAGACGTCCTTTTGTTTTACAATTATGTTATTATTATATAAGGTATTTAGACGGGTGTCAATAAAAATTAGTATTGATTTTCTTTATTATTAATTTTGACTAAAGCACCTGATAATTTTGTACTAGTGCGATCACCAGGTTTTTTGATGACCATCCAACTATGAGAATTTGCCCAACAACCATGCTTTTCTATATCAAATCCAATCATTTCAACTAAACTTGTCATAAGAGTCTTAGTATTATATGTTCTATATGCACCTGGTCCATTTAAAAAATCTAATTGTGCTTCTTGTTCACAGTCATTATAAGTAAATATATAGAATCCACCTGGACATAATAAGTTAAATACTTTTTTCATTTCTTCCTTTATTGGGTCAATAGGTCTAAATTCATAGCAATTCATACTACAAGCAAATCCTATTTGTCCTTGTGGAAGTTTTTCTATGTCATCATAAAACAATAAACGTTTTTCAGCAAAGAAGTTATTGAATTTGTTTTTGATTTCTTCATTATCTGTAATATTACCAGTGTACAAATATAATGGATCACATGATAACATATTTTTTGTATGTATCCCTGTACTAGGATTTAGATCTACACCTGCCCAACGCCAATCGTTATAAAACCCTATATCTGCAGATATTTCCTTTACAAATTCTTCTGGAACTTTGGATTGTTCAATTATAATATCTAAATTACGTTCTGTATTTTCATAATCTATGTAGTCACGTTTTAAAACTACTAGTTCTTCTTTTCTTAATAGTTCGTCAATTCTTTTATTAATTTTGTCTATTGACGCATTGTAGGTTTTGTTTGAATTAATTATTTGGTCAATTGCACTATCTATATCGTTATATAGACTTTTGTCTTTCCAATGTCTACTTTGTTCCTTAAAATATTCTTTGTGTGGGTTTAGTTCATTGTACAATTCAAACTGGTGTCTTCTATTTTCTCGTAAAAATCGATTAAAAAGAATCATTTTGTCTACAAGTTTCATTGAATACTCCTATGCTGTATTTATAATAGCATATTATTCGAATGAAAATAAATCATCAAATGTATTAGCAGTTTGTGTTGCACCTTTTAAATCCCAATTCAAGACACTTAGTAAGTTATCTATTTTTTGGTCCACAATAGTTTCTTCCATTAGTCCATCATCAAATGGTAATTCTTTGAACCATTGTGGCAAATGTGTTTCGTCTGTAGGATAACCTATACTTGTGAATCCTAATGGATTTGCTTTTAGTTTACAAACAATAGTTTTAGCACCATCCATAATTTCCTGACTATACTTGTCACCGTTCATCTTACGTAAGTTGTTCCAGTTCATTGCAGCTCTAACGTGTCCTGGCATATTTGCTTTACCTAAACGTTTTTCTTCTGCAGTATACTTGGTTAAGTTATTCACACGTTTAGGTGTACCTTTTTCCCAACCTGGACGTTCATGAAATTTAACCTTAAATTCTTTTATTTTTTCAATTATCTCTTCTCTACCATGGCCAGTAAGTACATCCTGTAATAGATCACCTAAGAAGTCCTGCATAACTTTAGGAGTATCACTACGTTTAAGATCTAACCCCATCGCTTTCACTTTTCCTGGTTTACCATCTGTATCTAAACGGAATCCTTCCTGATCATATATTAAGGCGGCATAACGTTTTTTTGTTATGTACAAACCTTTTGTAGCAACTATTTCTCTACCGCCCTTAATAATTTCACCATTAGCTCGAGGACAATGGAATGCACGTTCCATGAATACTGGAAAGTCTACGTTTACTTCATCTGCTATATTGTCATAAAGTGCAGTTACAATCTCTTTCGTCCATTCTGCTCTACCAGATTCTACCTCAGACTTCATCATAGGCCATGCACTAAAGTATACAGAGTCTGTATCACCATAAACTATTGCATCTCCTATATGATCTTCCTTTCCAGTAAGTAAACTGTTTACAACTTCTGCCATACGTTTACTAATACACCTACCTGTTAGTGTTGTACTCTGTCCTATACGTGCATCAAAGAATCTACAACCAGGATTTAAGATTGCACCATACAAACTGTTTAGATTAATCTTTTTTACTAACTGTCGCTTATCCCAATATTCTACATCACCGTCTTCATCTTTTGCACGTTTTAGTTCTTTCTGCATTTCTTTACGTTCTGCATACCAACGTTCTAATAAACCAGGAATAATACCTACACGTTCATAAGTAAAGATAGTACCGTTGGCACTTAATGTCCAGGGCTGATTACTATCAAATATTAAACGCCATACATCATAAGCACTACACACATCTTCATCACCATTCTCCCAGTCAATAGTAATTTCTGTGCCACGTTCCATATTCATTACTGCTTGATATTCTCTACTACCGAACTCACCTTCCCAAGCATCTGCAAAGGTTTTCTTTTGTGACATTAAGTCTCTAATACGACTTTCTGTCATTGTTTGACGCAGTTGTCCTACAACTGTTTCAGGACCCATGTTCAATGCACGAATAACACTAGGATATAGACTGTTTATATCTATAGCACCAATCCAGTCATGTAATCCTTTTTTAGGATATGCTACATATGCACCTGCTGCAGTTGTATTCTTTTCACTATTCTTACGATTAGGAACAACCATGCCACGTGCATGAGCATCATTAATAATTGCTTGTTCTGTAACTGCTACTGCACCCATTGTTGTCATTAACAACACAGTATTTTCATGTGCTAACACGTTACTCAAATCGATAAAACGTAACTTCTTATCTAGTTTGTTTAGCAGTAGTGTATCCTGTCTATTATAATCAATAAACTTCTCAAAGTCCTGATTATACAATTGATCAAGTGTACCTTCATATTGTACTTTACGTTCATCTAGTTCATACTCGCCTATAGCGTCTAGTGTATAACTATGACGTTCTTCATATGTATACTTACGATACAACTGCATATAGTCCAAGTGTACACGGCCTACTAAATCAAATGTTGCACTCTCTTTACCAAAACGTTCAAATGTACGTTTCTTAGGTTGTTGCCCCCACAAACACCATTTTCTATTATCATCCTTGCTTAGTACTTTTGTAATACGATTAACGGTGTAAGGTATATCATAACCTTCACTATTCCATCCACTAAGTATATCTGCATCTTCTATTATATCTAAAAACACTTTAAGAAGTTCAGCTTCATTTGTGAACAAGTATGTATTATCAAAACGTTTACATAAGTCAGTTGCAGTCTCCATAGTCATAGAACTAGGAGGCATTGCTAATGTTATTAGTTGCTCATTCCAATCTAAAAATAGTGTTATCGCAGTAATTGCATTGAAAGGGTCATCAGGATTACTATATCCTTTTTCCTTATCAAAATCTACTTCAATATCAAAAAAAGCAGTATGAAGTTTAGGAGGTTCTGCATTTAAGTAGTTTTCTTCCAAACAACGAAATACAGGATTTATATCACTTTCATAAGTCGTCTTATGGCCTTGTATTTTAAGTTCCTTTTGAAACTCCTTACGATTACGTGTAGCAAATCTACTTACTGGTGTATCAAAAATTGTTCTATGTTTACCACGTGCATCATCATAATAAAATACATAGTTGGCAGGGTACTCACGATATTCTCTTTTACCGTTAACACGTTCTACAACATGTATTCTATCACGTTCTCTATCTATGTATGCATCAACGTAACTCATTTTCTTCCTTTATACCATTTATACATGCCCCAAATACTCATTGTGGCCCAGAATATCTCTAGTGTTATATTAGCAATTACTGGTTTATAATACAAGTTAATTCCCAAAAGAATAGCAACCATTAAATTAAAGCAACTATACCAAAAGCCTTTTGCATCTATACGATCTGTTTGTAATAAAAAGTAAGTACCAACTAGTAGCAACATACCACATTGTCCTACAATATCACTCCAATGTAATGTATAGTAATCTACCACCATTGTGCAGCAACTCCATAACCAAAGACATTAATTATTGCAAAATAAAAAGTAAGCAACATGATCCATGCTGCTCCTCTACGCCAACTTGCATACAGTTGTGTAACACTACCTATAAAAAACCCTGGGTAAACAATTAACATATTCGGATTGTCTGCGTTTATTGCTAAAAATAAACTTGCACTCACTGTAAATATAAAACTAATAAGTTCAAACGTGAATGCAGTTTTGTCGCTGGTATAACTTTTAATCCAGAATTGTTTTACAGATTGCATTTATATTTTGCCAACTGTGGCCAAAATATTTTCAAGTTCACTATATTCGTCGCTGTGTTTATCAAAATCTGCTTTGTATGCAGTTCTCATTGCTTTTTTAAGTACTGTTGGTTTAATTTGCATTTCTTCTGCAATTGCTTTTACTGTATCTGATAAACCTTCATTTAGATCATCTACCTCTTGCATTACAGTAATACCTTCGTTTATTAATTGTGTAAGTTTTGCTTTTTCTTCAGCAGAAAATACTCTATCACTCATGTGAATACTCCTTATATTTGTACTTATTATATAAGGAGTATTGTTTTTTGTCAACTAAAAAATTGGCTCTGGGGGAAGGACTCGAACCTTCACGCTAAATATATTGCAGTACATTTAACACACGATAAACGGTCGTGCATGTCTACCCATTTCATCACCCCAGATTATAAACTAAGCCGCCTTTGCTAGTGCATTATGCTTTTCTAATGCAGCAATCATTCTTGTCATTCCTATTCCACCGCCAACTCTTGGAAAGAAATTAAACTTTAAAAACTCTTCTAGTTCT